GTTCAGTTAGTGAACCGAAACCAGTTCAGTAACGAAACTGACAATAGATATATAGAGAAAAATAAAAATATTAAGAATACATGTAGCGAAAATCCAGTCGATACAGTGCTCAAACTTTGGACTCCAGATTTGGATTCGTTGAATGCTTGGTTGCAAAGATCAGGTATCACAAAAATGACTCAAGCCGAGGTTGATGGTTGGTTACTTGAGATCAACGGGTACTACTCAACAAAACTTGAAGCGGGTTTGCTTACAGATACCCAAATGTACACAAACTTCGTGAAGTGGATTAAACGCAATTTCTCAAGTCGTAAGCCTGCACAGCCTCAAACATCACGCAACGTTAACGATGCTTGGGCTAACAACCCAGTTCAATACACCAAGACGCTTGAAGAAGCTGAAATACCGGAGGACTGGGTATGAACGCAATGCTTAATCCAGAAGTTATTCAAGGTTCAGGTTTCTGCACTAAACACAATATGAAAGAGATCATCATGGGAGGCTTCCAAGGCTGTCCACAATGTGCAATCGAGTATGTGAATGCAGCTAACAAGCAACATGATTTTGAAGTTCAGAAGTCTGTACGTGAAAAACACTTTGCGGGGGCAATGATTCCAGATCGATACAAGGATGCGGGGTTTAAAAACTATCGTCGTGATCATGACGGGCAGATTGAGGCTTACAACCTAACCACAGCGTATGCACGTGAAATTTTAAAGGGCGAAGTAAAAAATCTGGTCATGGTCGGAAGTACTGGAACAGGTAAAACACATTTGGCGTGTGCAACTGCAAGAACGCTTTTAGCCAAAGGCAACTATGCACGTTACATCACAAGCGAAGAATTGGCCCAACGCATCATGAAAGCGTGGGACAAAGACACTAAAGATCAATCAGAGCAATCAGTAATTCATGAGTTCACAACCTACGATTTGCTCATTCTTGACGAGTACGGATTGCATGACCGTGAAAAGCGCTTAGAGCTAGTGCACAAAGTTCTTTACTCACGCTATGACGCATGCAAGGCAACCATGCTCATTTCAAACATGACACTAGAACAACTCAAAAATGATTTGGGTGATCGCCTATGGTCACGTTTCCAACATGGCGGACTCACAACCATTGAGTGCAACTGGAAAGATGCGAGGGCGGTAGGCAAATGAACTACAAGGAAATGATGGCATTGCGTTGTGCTTACAACCATGGATTAAAGACTGCTGAAACAAGAGCAGCAGCATGTTTGTACGTAAAACTTAGAAGAGCTGGCCTGTTAGAGCAGTTCAAGACCCAACAAGAAGGGGCTAAATCATGAGAATAACTGAACAACAGCTAGAAGCAATTCAAAACAAGCGAAATAACGCACAAAAAGGGACATTACAGAGCGATAAAAGCAAAAGTGATGCAAGGGTACTAGGAAGATTAAAACAAGGCGCTATGAACAAAACAGAGCGTAAATACAACGACTACCTAGAAAGCAAAAGAATGAAAGGTGAAATCCTTTGGTTCAAGTTTGATTGTATCAACCTGCGTTTAGCTGAGAAGACGTTTTACAAGCCTGATTTTTTCGTACTTACAAGCGATTTTGAGTTGCAAGTGCATGAGGTGAAAGGCCATTGGGAAGATGATGCGCTAGTAAAGATCAAGGTAGCTGCTGAATTGTATCCATTTTCATTTAAATCTGTGCATTGGAATACCAAAAACAATGCATGGGATGTAAGACATTTTTAGGAGCGTGGGAGATGAATATGCGTGTTGATAGTACAGCTTTTACAGACAACCCTCGCGCACGCGCGCGTTTTCTCGAAACTAAGAAAAAAGCCAAAGAATTCTTGCGCCAACGCCGAGGCTATAAGCGTCCAGACTTCAACCGCATGATTCTAGATTTACGCAACCTTGGATGGTCACACGAAAAGATTGCTTATGTCCTTGATGTGTCGGGTGGCAGCACTGTTTCTTCTTGGTCTACTGGATCCATTCCAGAGTACATACATGGTGAGCAATTCATCATGTTGTGGCAAGAGCAAACAGGCCTAGATCGCGTACCACGTGAAGGCGAATGGCAAACATACAGATATGACATTGGGCAGCTTGATTTACTTGAAACGTTAGACGTATTCGCTGCTCAGTTAGATGAGGAATTACAACAATGAAAGGCCCTAAAAAACTCACACAAAATGAGAAAGATATTCTGCTCAATGAAATAAGAAAAATGCGTGATGCGCTGTGGAAAAAGCAAAACGGCATATTTAAGAAAAACAACTTAAGTATCGCGATTGCCATGACAAGACATGACAAGGAGGCGGTATGAAACCAGAACAGTTTATTCGTGAGCAAGGATTGGATAAGGCGAGAGAGGTGGTTGAGGGTGCGCCTAGTAATGCTGAGAGCTTCCAAGACGGGTATTACTTTAGAACAAAACCTCAGTTTGAGTTTCACAATGGTATTCATGAGGCTTGGAACTTAACCGACAACGATGGTGAATGGTTTAAGAAGGATGGTTTTGATCCAGTAAAAATTAATGATTTGAAAATGATTTTGGAAAGCCTCCGCATCGTGGATCAGTTCGGTGGAATAGAAAAGGCAAAGCTAGTTGCGAAAACCAAAGACGGGATGGGTTATTTGAAGGGATGCATCAAAGACCACGAATCAATATACGGAGCCAGCCATGAGTGAGTTTAAAGTCGGGGATTATGTAGTTCACCCTAAGTTTTCTAACAAAGGGCTGTACAAAATCTATGAGATGTCAGGATCAATAACAAAAGTTCAGCTCATGCCAAATGGGCGAAAAAGTTACTCTTTTGAGTCGGATATTCGCCACGCCACCCCAGAAGAAATCGCAGCAGGTCACCGCATTGATAAACCCTCGAATTCGGGGGAATTAGAAACCCTAGACAAACTAGAAAACCACATTTCGCCGAATTGCAAAGTGGAGGATGTTTGAGATGGATAAACCAATGACATTTATTGAGTGGTGCGCTAGTAAAGGAGTAATTCCATATTCACTTGGTATAGAAGCAGCATATGAAGCTGGTCAGCAGTCGCAGCAATCGAAAGTGGAGGAGCTTAAAGCATCTCATCACGGTGAAGTGATTGGTCATGAAGTTCACTTTAAAAAGATCAAGCAAGAGCGTGACGAGCTGCAAACCTTATACACCCAACAAGGCATAAACATGCTGAAGCTGCAAAAGCGGGTGGATGTGGCACTCAAACTAATCGAATCATGGAATGAAATCGCTTTTGATAAAACTACTCACTGGACAGAAGGTTATGAAGAAGGCTGCTACCACTGTGCAGCGCAGTTAGAGCAAGCGCTCAAGGGGGAAGGATGAACATTTATTTAGTTGAAGACACATCTCCATTTAATTTGTACGACACTTATGATTCTTTTGTTATTGCTTGCGAAACAGAGGAAGAAGCTAAAAAACATGCAGATACTATGAGTGGTATGAGTTCTGACGATTGTGCAGCAACGCTAATAGGTACAGCGCTAGAAGGTGTTTCTGGCGTGTTATTAGCATCGTTTAATGCGGGGTGACCAAATGACCACATTCAAAGAGGCTTGCAACCACGAGTACCAGTACTGCTGGGTCTATAAAGCTTATTTATGTATACACTGCGACAAGATGAGGATTGAAGATGAACATTGACGAGATTAAGAAAAATGCGCCAGATGGGGCGACACACTATTTGTCAAAAGTGTATTACCGAATCATCTGTGATTTGGAAGTGTATGTGCAAAATGATAATGGTGAATGGGTGTTCTTATGTCATGCAGATAATGGTATGCCTGCTAATTTAATAAATATCGTGAATTAATCACCCAACAAACCCCAACATAATAAACACAACACTAGCCCTATTCACAACGAATGGGGCTTTTTCATGGCTGCTAAACGAGAAATTAAAACACCAGGTGTAACTGCTGAACCTATTCAAGAAGAAACAGTAGAACCAGCACTACCAAAAACTACTGCTGAGCAGGCAGAAGAATCATTAGACGCAATCAATAGTGGTGAATCTGAGGGCGAAAAAGAGCCATCTCAAGAAGAACTACTGCGCCAAGAGTTAGAGCAGATGCGCGCTCAACTTGCTGAACTAAAGAAGTCTACGCAACCAGAAGCGCCAAGTGCCGCTGGTGTAGCACAGCCTAAAAAACGCATTCCTGTTTTGACTGAAAAGGGCTGGTCAACTAAGGAGGCGGACTAATGTGCGGAGGCGGATTAGGAAAAGTTCTTTCATCTGTGACTGACATGTTTGGCCTCACAGACACTAAGGGTGCTTCAAAAGGTTTTGATGCAGAAGCAGCAGATGCAGCCGCTAAAAACCAAGCTCAATTAGATGCAAATGCAGCAACGGCAGAGCGTCGTAAACGTAATGCTTCAACTGTTTTGGCGTCTGCTACAGACAACCAAAAGAAAACAACTTTAGGCGGCTGATATGAGTGAGCTAGTAGCAAGGTTATGCAAACGCTTAAGCGAGCTTAAAGCAGCGCGAAACCGCTTAGAACCGCATTGGTCTGAGTGCTATCGCTATGCAGCCCCTGAGCGTCAGCAATCGTTTATAGGTGATGATGTAACAGATACACGTAAGACACAACGAGCTGAGCTATTAGATTCAACACTATCAGAAGCAACGCAATTACTTGTATCAAGCATCATTTCAGGAACCACGCCAGCTAACGCGCTGTGGTTTAAAGCTGTGCCGAATGGCGTTGATGACCCAGCTGAACTCACAGAAGGTGAGAAGTGGCTTGATGAAGTATGTCAATTCATTTGGCGCAACATTCATGGGGCTAACTACGACAGCGAAATCTTTGATTTAGTGCTCGACTGTGTGGTTGCTGGTTGGGGCGTAATGTATGCCGATGTAGATCGTCATGCAGGTGGTGGCTATGTATTCCAGACATGGGATATCGGGCAATGCTATCTAGCCTCAACACGTCAAGACCAGAAAGTTGACACGCTCTATCGTGAATATGAAATGACGATGGCCGCCTTAGTCAATGAGTATGGCGAAAACAAGGTCAGTGAGAAGGTCCGCAACACTTACAAGTCAAAGCCAGATTGCAAGGTTAAGGTCTTGTGGGTAGTTGAGCCGCGTAAAACTGGCTACATCAAAGGTGATCGTCAGTTGATGCCGAAGGAAATGCCTTTTGCGTCTTATCACGTTGAAGTTGATGAAAAAATTGTCCTACGAGAGACAGGCTATAACGAATTTCCTTTTGTAATTCCACGCTTTAGAAAGATTCCAAATTCAGTTTATGGAACTGGTCAAGTCTCTATTGCTTTGCCTGACGCTAAAACAGCTAACAAGTTAATGCGTGACACATTGCGTAGTGCCGAAATCTCAACTCTAGGCATGTATGCAGGTGTTGATGATGGCACGTTTAACCCCCGTACAGTGCGCTTAGGTGGCGGAAAAATCATTGTCGTTAATGATGTGAACTCATTGAAACGCATTGATGATGGCAAAGGTTATCAGGTTGGCGTTGATTTGTTAGCTCATCTTCAAGGTGCAATCCGTAAAAAGATGATGGCAGATCAGTTACAGCCTGCCGATGGTCCAGCAATGACAGCAACCGAAGTGCATGTACGTGTTGACTTAATTCGTCAGCAATTAGGGCCGCTTTATGGCCGTTGGCAAGCTGAATTATTAACGCCTTTGTTAGAGCGTACTTTTGGGCTTGCTTACCGTGCTGGTGTGATTGGTGAAGCACCAGAAGAAATGCAGGGCCGCAATCTGTCATTCAAGTTTATTTCTGCTTTGGCTCGTTCACAGCAACTAGAAGAAGTCACAGCAATTGAGCGCTTCTTAGCTGGAATGTCGAACGTAGCTCAAATAGATCCTTCAATCCTAGACAACGTAGATATGGATGCCGTAGCGCAAGTTTCGGGCATGGGCTTAGGTGTGCCTACAGCAATTCTACGTACTCAAGATCAGATCGATGCAATCCGTAAGCAGCGTCAGGAAGCACAGCAACAAGCTGCACAACAAGAACAAGAACAGGCTCTAGCACAACCACTTGCCAATGCAGTCGGTAAGGGCCTTGAGTCTGAATTAACCAGTGAGACACGACAATGATTAATGCCCTTTTTGTAGTTGCAGTTCTGGCCTTTATTGTGGCTGCTGCATTTGCCCTAGCTTACAAAGTTAGTGGTGAGGAATGGCAGGAAAAGTATTGGGCTGAGAACCGCTTGCACTTAGATACCACCATTCAATTATCTAAGTCACAAGAGGAATTGAATAAAGCCAATTCACGTATTCAGCAGCTTGAAGAAAGCCTCCGCAACAAGGAACAGAAGCCCGAAGAAGTTGGAACTTTTGTTCAACACAGAGCATTACGCCCAGCAACGCCAGAGACATACCGTGTCGTGTTTGATCTGGACCTGAACGGGCAACGCATTCTTGAGCATCTGACTCAAAAGTATTGCCGCAATGCCTTCTCAAATACAGACCGTGAAACCAATTACAAGCTTGGTCAACAAAGCGTTGTGGCTGGAATCATCAATGAAATCAACAAAGCAAATGACCCAAATTACAGTGAGGTAGAGAACGATGCTTAATGAACAACAAGAGACAAACACAGAAAACGTTCAAGCAACTGAACAAACTCAAACAACACCTGTGGATACAGCAACGCCACCAGTTGAGAGCCAAACTCAAGAGCAGAAACAGCCAGAAGCTGAGACAGAAACCAAGCCAGATATTCCTGAATCTGCTGACGCTTACAAAGTGGAGTTGGAAGGCTTTGATTTCGATGCATTCAAATCTAATGAAGATAACAAGGCTTTTTTAGAAAGTGCTCATCAAGCTGGACTAACTAATGAGCAAATGTCGGTGGTGATGAAGGCTTATGACCAGCACACAGCCGTGCAAGTAGAAGCACTTCAACAGGATTGGGGTAACGATTACGAAGCTAACTTGCGTTTCGCCAATCAAGCAATTCAAGCGGCTGGTCTGCAAACAACAGATGTTGACTCTCCAACATTCGGTATTCGTCTAGCAGCCTACTTTGGCAAGGCATTACAAGAAGATATGCCGCCTCAAAACACCCAACAAAGCGGTGCCGAGAACATTCAAGAATTGATGGCATCAGAGGCGTACATGAATGAAAGTCATCCTGACCATAAGCGTGTTACTGCCCAAGTTCATAGTTATTACCAAAAGACATATGGCTAGGGGGCTAACCAATGGCGAATGAAAATAAAATCACGGCAGCGTTTGTAATTCAGTATCACGATACTTATGAAATTGCAGCAATGCAAAATGAGTCTCGATTGCTGAAGACTGCTGTAAATCGTGGAAAAATTCAGGGTGAATCATTCACTATCAACGATATGGGACAGGTTGAAATGTCTCCATCTGGTAACCGTTTCGGTGATACCACTTGGACCATTCCAGATGCAGGTGTACGTACTGCATTAATGGCAGATTATGACTTGTTCATCCCAATTGAAAGCCGTGATTTACCAAAACTTAAAGCTGTACCAACAGATAAATACATGAAGAACTTGATTAATGCGCGTAACCGCAAAATCGATGACATCATTTATCAAGCACTTGTTGGTGGCGTAACACGTACAACTGTAAACGATGCTGGTGTTAAATCTACTGGTACTGTGAATTTGCCGGCTGGTCAGATCATTCTTTCAGGCTACGGGACTTTGAAACAGCAAATCATCAAAGCTAAATCAATTTTCCGTGCAAACGAATGTGATGAGCATAATGGTGAGACACTAAACATCATTTACACCGCTTCAATGCTTGAAGACATCTTAGGTGATACTACCTTAACTTCTGCTGATTTTATGGCGGTGAAGATGCTTCAAGAAGGTGCTGTGTCTGGTAAGTGGTTAGGTGTGAACTGGATCCCTTACGAAAAACTTAACAATGGCGCTGGTGGTGCTACCGAAAAACGTACGGTGATGTATACAAGCTCAGCCGTTCATTTTGGTGATGCTGATATTACTGGCTTCGACATTTCAAAACGTCCAGACAAAAAGAACATTTCACAAGTAGGTGGTGTTCATTCATTTGCGGCTGGCCGTGCAAACGAGCAAAAAGTAGTTGCTATTGATTACTTAGTGTAAGTGCTTTCACCCCACTGTTAGGGCAGGCGGTGGGGTGCTTTTTATACTCAATAAAGAAAGGAACATTAAAATGACCAAGCCAGTAACAGAACAAGAATTAGCTGAAAAAGCTGTAGCACCACGCGTAACGAAAGCAGATATTGATGCTTTAATGGCACGTGTAACCTATACAGTTGAACAACGTCCGGGTGGAACGACTTCAACTTTTGTTCACGCATTCCTAGATGGAAAATTCTTTCTAGCAACAGGCTTTAGTGCATGTGTGAATGCTGAAAATTTTAATGCTGATATTGGTGAAAGAATGGCCCGTGGCAATGCTGAAAAGCATGCTGAAAATAAGCTTTGGGAGCTTGAAGGTTATCGCTTATTTACTGCTCAAGTTCAGCAAAATGAAAAATATTGTTCTGATGAACGCCCTTGTGTTAACTGCTTTGCTGATCAAGGCAAATGCTTAGATAGTCCTATCTAACACCCAACAAAACACATCAAAACCCCGAAGAAACTATCTAAAAAGCTTCGGGGTTTTCTTATGTCTGTATCTAAAGTCACCATTTGTAATAATGCATTGAGCATGATTGGCGGGCAACAAATTGCAAGTTTTGAGGAAGACTCAAAATTAGCTCAAACATGCCGTAATATTTATGACACTACACGTTTATCAATACTGCGCTCACATCCTTGGTCGTGCGCCAAAAAACGGCAAATCTTATCTCCAATCTCCACCTATCCAAGTTTTGGCTATGCTCATGCATTCCCACTACCTAGTGATTACGTTCTGATTATTTCGGCTAACACTGAACATTATGAAGTCGAGAACCGTCATATCTTGGCAAATGCTGAGGTAATTCATCTTGAATATGTTTTTGACAACGACAACGAGCAAACTTGGGATGCAATGTTAGTTGAAGCCATGACGTACAAAATGGCATCTAAGCTTTGTAAGCCAATCACTGGAAGTGATGCGGCTGGTCAATCTGCTGAAGCACAATTCCAGTTTTTGATTAAGCAAGCACGTACCGTGAATGGTCAAGAGCGACCAAGCCAAGACGTTCAATACGCAGAATCAAGTTACTATTGGGAGCGCTTCTAATGAGACAATGGATTCTAAAAAATAACCTGAGTTCTGGTGAATTAAGCCCGTTGCTTTGGACGCGCACAGACATTCAGCAATACGCAAACGGTGCCAAAAAATTGCTTAATGCATTGCCTTTGGTTGAAGGTGGAGCAAAGAAAAGACCAGGAACAAAGTTCCGTTCTATTTTTGCAGGTGCATTGCGTTTAATTCCGTTTATTGCAAACTCAGAAAATACCTATTTGCTTATCCTTGGTGTGTCTTTCCTTAAGGTTTACAACCCAAGAACTTATGCAGTTGTTTATGAAGCTGTGACACCTTATAACACGGCCCAAAAAGTGCGTGAAGTACAGTATGCACACACTAAATACCGCATGTATTTTGTTCAAGGTGATACACCTGTACAGCGCTTGCTGTGTTCTGCTGACTTTACTAACTGGCAATTTGCGGCTTTTACCTTTGGTGTGAACCCTAATGATGAGTTAGGCAGCACTCCAAACGTAGCTTTATCTCCATCCGGTACAGAAGTTGGGAAAGTCATTTCCTTAACTGCTTCATCATTCCCAAACTGGTCAAATACGGAGACTTATTTAACTGGTGATCGTGTAATTCATACAAGTAAGACGTGGCGCGCAACGATTGACAATAAAGGGGTAGAGCCTTCTGCGACTACTTCGGAATGGGAAGAAGTGACAAACGAAGCAGCAAATGTTTTTACTCCTTCAAGTGTAGGTTCAATTGTTGAAATTAATGGTGGACAAGTAAAAATAACTCAATATGTAGACCCTTCTCGTGTAAATGGTGAGGTTTTAGTAAAACTGACTTCTACTGTTCAAGCTATTGCCAAGTCATGGGTTTTAAAAAGTATCGCATTTAGTGCTACAGCGGGTTACCCAAAGGCAGTGTGCTTCTTTAAACAGCGCTTAGTATTTGCTAATACGAAAACAAGCCCTAACCAGATGTGGTTTAGCCGGATTGGTGATGACGGCAATTTCTTAGAGACAACTCAAGACGCAGATGCGTTTAGCATTGCTTCAAGTTCAGCCCAATCTGACAATATTTTGCATCTATCACAACGGGGTGGCGTAGTTGCATTAACTGGTGGCGCTGAGTTCTTAATTAACTCTCAAGGCCCTTTAACGCCAGCTTCAGCACAGATTGATGAGCATACTTCTTATGGGGTTCAGGCAAATGTTAAGCCTTGCCGCGTGGGTAATGAACTGCTTTTTGTACAACGTGGTGGTGAGCGTTTACGTGCAATGTCGTACCGTTATGAAGTTGATGGGCTTGTCTCGCCTGAATTGTCTCAAATTGCCCCACATATACCTGAAAATCATGCAGGTATTAAAGAATTAACCTTCCAGCAAACACCAAATTCTATTGTCTGGATTGTCATGGGTGATGGTGCAGTTTCAAGTATCACACTAAACCGTGATCAGGAAATGAATGCTTGGTCTCAGCACGATTTTGGTGGTCAGGTATTGTCAATTTGTGCCTTGCCAACGGGATTAGGTGAGGACCAGTGTTTCATGCTTACTAATCGCAATGGCTCTACAGTTTTGGAAGAGTTTAGCGAGTCTGCACAGAGTGATTGTGAATTTGATATCAATGTTACTAATGGCGTTGGGTCTATTTTAAATCTTGATATTCAGGTTTTAGATAATCCACTGGTTAATTTTAATAATGCGGATGGATATTTCTATTCAACTTACACAGTAAGTGGCACCAACATAAATCTATCTAACACTGATCTAACTCAAATAGTGCACCTTGGCCAACCGTTTAAAACTGAAATCGACCTATTGCCACCAGACTTTAGCCAAGTACCAACAACTGCAATGTTTCATAAGATTCAGGTGCATGAAATGGCTATCTTTTTGAATGCATCAGTCGGTGGATATATCAATGGTCAAGAGCTATCTACCAAGTATTACAACCAATCAGCGTTCGTAAACTTGCCTTACACAGGCTATGTACTAGATTCATTTGTTGGTTGGCAATCATTACATGAACTTGAGGTCAAGATAACACACGACAAACCTATGCCTTTACACATGCAAAGTATCTCTATGTTGGTATCAATTAATGAGAAATGAGATGCAAGTACGGGCAGCAAACCTAAATGATTTAGATACGCTTGTTGATTTCGGCAAGCGTCTCACCAAAGAATCACCAATCTTTTCAAAACAAGGATTTGATGAGCAAAGCGCATCTGATCTATTCGAATATTTAATTAAAAAACATAACTCAATTTTTCTAGCCTTAGATGAATATCAAAATCCAGTGGGCACAGTCATCGGTGTTATTGAAACGGACTGGCGAACAGGGCACAAATTAGCTTTTGAACAAGGCGTTTATGTACTTCCTGAGTACCGTAAATCTAATATTGCCAAGCTTTTAGTAAATACTTTCATTGGGTGGGCACAGCTTAAGAATGCTGACCGTATCCAGATTGGAACCATGACAGGCATCCATGCAGATAAAACAGTAAAACTCTATGAAAGCCTTGGCTTTAACTTGATTGGCTATGTTCTTGAGATGGAGGTTTAAACCATGTGTGGAGCACTTTCAGTTTCAAGAGAAGCACTTGAGACAAGCGGACTTTCATCAAGGAAACGGCCGATTCAGAAGCCCAAAGATGAGCCAAAAAAAGAATCATTCAAATCATCAGGATATGATGCTGTCGATGCGCAACTAAAAACTGCTCAAAGCATCATCATTTACTCATCACTATTTTAAGGGGAATAGACATGTGCAAAGGTGGTGCTATTTCTTCGGGCCTTGAAGCTGTTGGCAATATCTCAAATGCGCTTATGGCTGACGCAACGGCTAAGGGTAATGCAAAAACAATTCAATCTGTTTCCAAAGTTCAAAGCAAAAAGATTAAAGAACAAGGCCAACGTGACGCATCAAGTGCTATGGCTGCGGCTGCTGAAAATGGCTTGGATGTAAATGTAGGTGCACCAGTTGTAATCAGTGATGAGATTATCTCAGATGCGTCTTACAACGCCTTATTAAACCAAATGCAGGCAGGTTATGCGGCTGCGGATGTTCGTCGACAAGGTAAGGCGCAACGTAACAATTACGGTATGAAGGCAGCAAGCAATATTATTGATAGTGCAGCTCAAGCTTATGGGTGGAAATAATGCGTATTCCTATTTCTCGTGGTCGTGAAGCGCCACAAGCTCAAATGCAATCTTTTACTCCTAACACTGGCTTAGCCGAAATTGGCCGTTCTATTGGTGGGGCAATACAGGCGCGTGATGATCAACAACGCCAGCAAGAAGTTACAGCTAAAAACCTTGAGCTCTTCAACAACCAACTTGCAGAAAAAGAAGGCAAGTTAAAGCTTGATGAATCATTATCTACTGACTTCAATGACAAAGTGGTGGACATTAAGAACCGCCTTGGTAATGGTGTAATCACTACAAAGCAAGCCGATGAAGAACTTAACACTTGGTCGAATGCTAAGTTTTCTGAGCTACAAAACAGCTTGCCGGGTCACGCTCAGGAAGATTTAAAAAAATACTGGGATAGCAACGTAACGCGCCAACGTACTTCTTTCTTGCCTTTACAGTTACGCGCAGATGAGCAAAAAGGCGGGGTTCTAGCTGATCGGTTCTTCGATGTGGCAACACGTATGGATCGTGAAGCAGGCAAAGAATATCTTTTAAAAAACATTGTTGGCTTGCCATTGTCTGAAGCTCAGAAAAGTGAACTCACAAATAAATATGAGACAACACGCGACATCACAGATATTAACTCGCGTATCACAACGGCAATTGCACAAAACAGTGTTGAAGGACTTCAAGAAGTTGCGACAGGTCTAAAAGACTATAAGTTTATTAATGGTCAAGCGGTACAAAAATTCCAGACTGAAATTCAAAGTAAGATCACAACGCTGCATCAACGTCAGCAGGTGCAAGAGAATAAGCGGATTAATGAAGCTGAAAAAGTTCTAAATGAGTATAAGCAAAATGTTTTAACAGGTCGTCCGATGGATTTGACCTATCAAACTAATGTAGAAAAAGCCGTTAAAGGTACACCTTCTGAAACTGAATATAATTTCTATACTAAGCAATCTAGTGATTTTTTGAGGTTCCAGAAGCTATCTACTGATCAGCAATTGGCTGAGATCAATAAGCGAAAAGCCAATATGAAAAATTCATCTTCCGCTGATGCAGTTGCAGAAAATAAAATCTTGGCGACCTATCAAAGCATTTACGACAACAAGCTTAAAACTGCTAAGGAAAACCCGACTCAGGCATTGCGTGAAAAAGGTATTGAGCTACCAGAAGTAAATCCATTAACACTAAAAGTTAATCCTAGTGCCTTTGCTAAAAACATTGTGACAATTGGTTCTTATCAAGTAGCACAGCGTGATAAGGACCCAAATGCAACGATTAAGCCTATTCCAAATGAAGCGCTTCCAGCTGCAAAGCAAGCATGGGAAGAAGCAACCGTAGATCAAAAGTTAAATTTGATTAGTTCTATGATTGCCCAAACCAAAGGCATTAAAAACGGTGCAAAAATTTGGGGTGAGGCGTTAGGCCAGTTGGGCAATGGCGATGCTGCTTATCAAATGGCAGGTTATGCACGTGCAAATAACTTCCGTTCTGATGCGGGCTTGGATGTTGCAACTGCAATTGTTGCAGGCAAACAGGCTCTAAAAAATAAGCAAATGATTCAGCCTAAAGATGCCCTGTTAAAAGAAAAATTTAACAAGTACGTAGGGCAATCGGTTTCAGGTGAAACAGCCAATCTTAACTATGCTGCTTTCCAAGCTATCTACGCATACTTAACTGAAGCACGTGGGCAAACCCATAAAGATGCGGATGAGTACAAAGAAGAAATAGGCCGTACTGCATTGGGCCTTGCTACTGGTGGTGTTTATACGCAAAGCGGGCGATTCAAGGACTATACAGATCGTGGCATTTCAGACTGGAAAGTATCTAAGCCTTATGGAATGACTGATGCAACTTTTGAAGCAAAAATTCAAAAGGGTTATGCAGATATTTCTAAAGCTACAGGTATGTCAGTAAACGACTTAGACAACTTCCGGTTGGCTCGTTCACCAACCAAAGCAGCCAATGGTGACTTGATGTATGACCTTATCAATGAACGTGGCCGTCCTCTCGTTGTCAAAGGAAATGTTTGGCGCATCCGCATGAATGGGGTAGATAAATAATGAGTAACTGGTTATCAGATTTATCTAGCGAAAACCAACAGGACTTTGAGAAGCTCAATAGTCAGGGGTTACAGCATCCAGATACTCGGCCAAATGATCCGGGTGTCTTCGATGGCGCTATCTCTTCACCTTTTCGCGGCATGGCAATTGGCCTTAACAAAGTTGGTGATGCAATTTCGGCACCAATCGATGCCGTCGTAGACCGTGTTAGCTATAGTCTGAAAGACGTCTCTACAAACGAATTTATTGAACCGTATGAAGAGTTTAAGGCTAAGCGTGAAAAAGCCCGCGACAATCTGGTTTATGGGACCATTGCTGACCTAGAAGACAAAGACAATACAGGCATTGTCGGGAATATTGGTGTAGGTGTTGGCGATTATCTCTGGCGTGGTGCTCTAGGCGTTGCTACAGGTGGAACCTTAGGCGCAGCCACTTTAACAGGTGGTTCAACTGGTAATTATGTTTACACTGATTTAACCCGTAAAGGCGTAGATGAAAATACCGCCTTAAAAGTGGCTGGTGTGAATGCTGTAGGCGATGCGATTGGTACAGCCTTGCCTATTGGTTATGGCTTTAAGGGTACAGGTGGTTTAGTTGCTGATGCTGCATTGTCAGTTGGCGGTGCCACTGGCTTAAACACTGGTATGCAATATGCAAGTGAGCAGCTTCTAAAATCTAATGGCTATGATAAGCAGGCTAAGCAATATGAAGTTACAGGCGAATCTGTGGCAACTGACTTGCTTATTAATTCGTTAATGTTTGGTGGTGCGCGTTACTTAGGTTCAAAACAAAATCAACTAGACCAAGACGTTGACGCTGAAATTAACCAGCTTAATTCAGATGATTTTGAAACCCGTAATGATGCGCTAAATGATGCTCTGGTTAAAAATAGCTTTGAGTTTGAAGATACAACTTTGCCTGTTCAAACTACAGATCCAGTTCAGCAAAACAAACACTATCAAAACCTAGATGTGGCTACTGAACAAATCTTAAAAGGCCAGCCAGTTAGTGTGCCTAATACAGTGCAAGGAGAGCCGCGTAGAAACACGATTGATTATGCAACTAGCTCACTACCTACCAATGCAAAACAGATTGCACTACGCGCAAAACAAGACGGTATAGACCCTAGTGTTGCTCTGACAATTAGTCATATCGAAACAGGCGGCAAATTTAATCATACAGCGCAAAACCCAACATCAAGCGCTTACGGCCTTTTCCAAGTCTTAGATGACTCTTGGAAAAACTTAGGCGGTAAAGACCGCAACAATGTTGATGAGCAAATTCGTATCGGCTTAAAGCACATTAAGCAGGCCAATAATTACATACGTAAAAATTTAGGTCGTGATCCGGTTGCACATGAGCAATATCTAGGTCACTTACTTGGACCAGGGGGAGCTGTCAAAGTTCTTAAAGCTGATCCTAGCCGCCCATTAATTGATGTAGTGCGTTCGTACGATGCTAAAAATGCCGATGCAATCGTTAAAAATAACGGTATGTCGGGCATGACAGTCGGAGAAGCTATTAACAAATGGCGCAACAAATGGAACCAGTTAAGCTCGCGCTATGGTGGTGAGACGAGCACAGCCTATGGGATGGATGGCTCAAGTTATGATTTCGCTTATGAGGTGAAAGATTGGACTGATTTAGTAGCGTCTAACGACCAGTTATACGGTGTAAATCCGCTTTACCCAAGTGAACTACAGCCACGTGACCGAACCCGTGAAGCATCACGCCAGCAAATTGAACGTATGGCCGATGACTTAAAGCCTGAGTTACTTGGTGAATCCTATAAGCTATCAGACGGTGCACCAATCATTGGCCCGGATAATGTTGTCGAATCAGGTAATGGTCGTACATTGGCTATTGGTCGCGCTTATGATAATGGCCGAGCAGATGCATACCGAGAATTTGTTCAGAACTGGGCAAATAGTAGAGGCATGGATATATCCGGTTTAAATCAGCCTGTTTTAGTGCGTACACGTCTTAGTGATGTAGATCGTGTAGCTTTCTCCCGTTTAGCTAACGAAAGCGATGTGGCGCAATTCAGCGCAACTGAGCGTGCTATGAGTGATGTAGATCGCCTACCAGACTCAACACTACTAAAAATCAATAATGATGGTTCAATCAATATTGATGGCTCTATGGATTATGTCCGTAGCTTTGTAGATCAATTGCCACAGTCTGAGCGCGGATCAGTTATCACAAGTGATGGTCGCTTATCTCAAGAAGGTAAACGCCGAATTGAATCGGCAATCGTACAGCGTGCTTATGGTGATTCAAATCTTGTAACTCGGCTATCTGAAAACCTAGATGATGATAGTAAAAACGTTCTAAACGCCTTGCTCCGTGCGGCTCCGCAACTTTCACAGCTTAATGATTTAGTGAAACAAGGTGGACGCTTTGAGAACACTATTTCTCAAGACTTGGCGCAGGCAGCGCAAAAACTTACAGACCTAAAAGCAAATGGCTTACAGGTTCGTGACTATTTAAATCAAGGCCAACTTATTGATGATGGATTAAGTGATGGAGCAAGAAGATTTCTTGAGGTCTTTGATAATAACCGCAAGAGCGCAAAGGCAATTAGTGAATCCATTAGCTCTGAGATTCAGACCATTGAAAACATGGGCGACCCGCGACAAGGCTCGTTGTTTGGCGAAACACCAGAAGAAAAAGCCGCGCTTGATGTGATTTTCTCAAATCCTGATCAACCAATTGCAGTAAGTCGTATTAATTCAATGGGCGAACCGGAAGAATTCACCATGACTTTACGTGACTATCACGCCGAACTTGAAGCAGAAATTAAGCAATCTGAGCAAGATATTTTAGCAGCACAAACCGCCTTGAACTGTGCTTTACAATTTGGAGCAGCATAAAAAATGAAAGAACAATGCAAACAAGCGGTAGCTAAAGCACTTGGCAAGCAATCCCTTACAGCTCAAGAAGCTACAGACATTGAAGCACGTATCAATGAAACGATGCGCAATCTTGCACGCAAAGATATTAATAACTGGCGCAACCTTTCCGATGCAGAAAAACTATCTGAGGCAGCAAAGCAAGTTGCAATTGACATTCAAGAACAGTTGAAGCGCAAGCATAAAATTGCTGCTCAAGACATCCTTAAGCAATCCCAAAATATTGCAGCTTTAGACCATAGCAAACTATCATCAATGGAAGTCATAGACCGTATGGTTGCCGCGCATGGTGATATGTCTGGCATTCAGTCAATTGACTCTAAAGCACGTGGCATTGCCTCAATCTATCGTGGTGAGTTAGTTGACTTCTACACGAATATCAAAGGCGGCTTGGGAATTTTCACAGATCAAGAATTGGTGCAAAAAATTGTTCGTGAGCGTTTTGGTGAAAACACTGGCGATGCATTAGCTAAAAAGATCAGTGACAAGATGGGCGATGTCTTTGAAACCATGCGTGACCGATTTAACCGGAACGGTGGCGACATTGGAAAGTTAGACAATTGGGGATTGCCACAAACGCATAACCTAGAAAAGATCGCTAAAGCAGGGAAAGAAGCGTGGGTAAACAAAGCTGAATCACTAATTGACACCCGCCAATATGTGCATGAGAACGGTGATTACTACTCACAGCAAGAAATACGCTCATTGCTTGAATATACCTATGACACGTTATCAAGTGATGGGGCAAACAAAATCGAAGTTGGCCGACAAGCTACAGGTGGCGGTACATCAAAAGTAACTAACCGTCATGGTGAAAGTCGAGTCTTGCATTTTAAAGATGCAGAATCATGGCTTGAATATCAATCTGAGTTCGGCGGTATGCAGTTTGTAGACTTGGTAGAAGCACACATTAATGGCTTATCGAAAGATATTGCCATGGTTGAGAACTTAGGTAGCAATCCAAAAACGGCTTTAAAAATTTTGATGGATGCAGCAGCTAAAAAAGATTGGGAAAAAGGGATTGATGAGAACAAAACCCAAAGTAGTCGCAAGCGTGCACAGGTAATGTTTGATGAATTTAGCGGTGGTAATACTCCACAATCACAAGTTTTAGCAAATCTTGGTATTGCTTATCGCTCAATGAATGTTGCTTCAATGCTTGGTGGTACTACTATTGCATCACTGGCAGACCAAGCTACTATCGCAAAGACAGCTCATGTTCACAATTTGTCGTACCGTAAAGCATTTGGCGGAATCGTTGAACAACTTAACCCGGCGAACAAAGCAGATCGTGAATTTGCTCATGGTTTGGGGTTGGCTACTGAAGAAATGCTAGGCTCGATTGCACGCTGGTCGGATGATGGGCTTACATCAACTTATGGTAAATCTGAAAAATTAGCTCGTATATCAAGCGGGGTTGCTACTCAAGTTATGCGGGTATCATTCCTGAATGCACTTACATCGGCTTCTAAAGTTGGGTTCACTAAGTTGCTTATGGAGAAATACGGCCGATTAAGCCGTTCTAAAGCTTGGAATGAACTTGATGTACAAGACCGTGAATTGCTTTCAAATACGGGTTTAGATGAGCGAGCATGGCAGGTTTTCCAATTGGCTGAACCAGTCGTGGACCGCAAAGGTAATCAACTCATGTCAGCGCGTTCTATCTATGAAATTCCTGATGAGAAACTTACAGCCTTTGGTGATCCAAAACAGGTGAAAGATCAAGTCGCCTCACAACTTCAAGCGCATTTACTTGATGAGCAGGGCATGGCTGTGATTGAGGCAGGGCTTCGTGAACGTACATGGATGACTGTAGGCGCAAAGGGAACTATCACAGGGGAGGTATTTAAAGGCTTAATGCAATTTAAATCATTCTCGGCTTCGTTCTTGATGCGACAAGGAAGTCGCGCAATGGCTCAAGAAGGCTTAAAAGGCAAGGCAGCATATGCGATACCACTTATGGTCAGTATGACGTTGCTAGGTGGTTTGGTCGTACAACTACGTGAAATCCTAAATGGTAACGACCCACAAACAATTTATGATAGTAATGATCCTAAAAAGGCTACAAGCTTCTTTATGCGCTCACTAGTTGCTGGTGGTGGCTTGCCTGTACTCGGCGACATTCTTGTTGCTGGTACTGATACTTCTGGTCGTGATGCAAACTCATTTGTATCTGGTCCACTTGGTAGTGATTTCACTGCTCTATTGGGTTTAACGGTTGGTAACTTAACTCAGTACAATGAAGGTAAGGACACCAATTTCGGCAATGAGGCTTTCAAATTTGTGAAAGGTAAAATACCTGCACAAAATTTATGGTATACAAAAGCAGCAATTAACCGAATGTTCTTTGATGAAGTTCAAGACACTATTGCACCCGGCTATCGTGAGAAGGCTTTGCGTAAAGCAGAACGACAACAAGATCGTGAGCGTTTCTGGGGTGATGACATTAATGATATTAGAGCACCTGACTTTGAGAGGATTGTGAAATAAAAAAAGGACTGCAAATGCAGTCCTTTTTTTGAATCTTAACGGCCGCCAGCACGACGGTCAGCCGCACGGTCTCCACAAGATGAACCGTCTTTAGCAGATTGCCAGCTATGATCACATGAACCAGCAAAAGTCATAGTTGCAGGTAAAGCTAAAATAGCTGCAAGAATTAAAGTTTTCATTAAATGTACCCCTAGTTATTGTTTGCAAATTTGCTCACTAAGTATACATTTTAAGTTATTAATAATCTATGACTACCAAGTAGGACACCCAACAAACCCCAACCGAACCCCCTGTATATATGAACTATATGCGAGGGCTTTTTTATGCGTGATGATCAAACAAAAGAGTTAGAAGAACTCACTGAAAAAATGACTGATGACCTTATTAAAATTGCATATGCAGCAAGTGAATGTGGTTTTGAAACACCTGAGGATCGTGGTAATAAAGTATGGCTCTACAAGGGCCTGAACCAATGCGCCTCAGCTATCACAAAAGTTGAGCAAGTATTGGCATATCGTAGAGGGACATTACCGCCAGCTAGTACAGATGAGGATACGCAAAAAAAACATGAACAAAATCTAATAAAAAAAGCAGAAGCAGAAGCGGAAAAAATTAGACAACGGATGAGCTGATGACTAAACCAAAAATCAGCTTTCTAGCTTTCTTTTTAATCTGGGCAGATATACAGGGTTGGAAAGTTCCTGACTTCCATGCCCTTGTTTGTATTTTCCTAGAAAACTTTTATATAAAGGGCCGTACCGCACTGCTCATGATGCCGCGCGGGCATTCAAAATCTACAATTCTTGATGTTTTCAACGCATGGGTTATTTACTGCTGGCCCGAAACGCAAATACTCCATCAAGGCACTACAGATGATGATGCTTATAAGTGTAGTAACGGGACTAAGTTAGTCTTAGAAAAGCATCCTCTTTGTGTTGACAATCCAGAAGTCAAAAGAAAAAAAGGTGAAACGGAACGCTGGTGGGTAGCTGGCACGGATGATGTCCGTTATGGGACCATGCTGGCTAAAGGAATTCTTTCAGGGGTAACAGGACACCGCGCGCATTTCATTCAAAACGATGACGTTGAAACACCAAAAACAACGGGTTCACCAGAAGCCCGTGAAAAACTTACCTACAGATTATCTGAACAAACACACATTGCCTTTCCCGGTGCAAAGAAGCTTTGGATCGGTACGCCACACTCACATGACTCACTTTACGACAAGATTAAAAAGCTACGTAAAGTAGATATATTGGTGCTCAAAATGTTTGAAAATGAAAAGCGCATTGAGAATGCATTAGCAGGTGGTAAATACCTTTTGGACTTTGAGCCAATACATGCGTTTGCTGGGATTGGGCAAGGGGCGAAATACCTTAGCAAAGGCCAAGACTACACGCTAAAAAAAGTAAATGATTTATATGAAGTGACCTTGGCTCAAGATCATTATATAGCTGATTTCTATTCAGAAGGTATTTGGGCAGAACGTTTTGATGCGGAAGAAATGGCATCACGCCGAGAGGAATGTAAAACCCTTAATGAATGGGACTCTCAATATCAAATGCATGCTAAGCCTATTGGAGATGTGCGTTTAGATCCAGACAAGATCATAGCCTATAACTGTGAACCAGTTCTTAAGCGAGCCAATAGAACCACCATGTTTATGATTGGTGAGCGTCAAATTGTTGGGGCAACTTTCCGTTGGGATCCATCATCAGGAAAGCTTAAGTCTGATATTTCATCAACTGCATTAGTCTTTCATGATGATATAGGTAATAAATATTGGCATAGATCGATTGCACTTAAGGGCGAAGTAATTGAAACCGATGCTGATGGACGTGTGATAGGCGGTCAAGTTTGGCAGTTATGCAACATCATCAAAGAATTTCATTTATCTAAAGTCACTATTGAAACAAACGGTATTGGCAACTTCGCACCAGCAGCGCTAAAAGCCGCATTAAAGACTCGTGGAATACGTTGTGGTGTAACAGAGCAGCATTCAACTAAATCTAAAAATAAGCGCATTTTAGATGGTATTGAAGGGCCTTTAATTTCTGGTCTTTTATGGGCGCACGTCTCTGTACTTGAAGATGAGAACGGAGAAGATTCAGCACAAGTAAAACAGATGCGTGAATTTAACCCAGCTATTACTGATCAACCGGATGACTATTTAGACTCATTAGCTGGTGCAATCGTAGAGGCACCTGAGCGAGTTGGAAAATCACTCAACCAAACTGACTATGAAGAAACGCCTAATTGGAGAACAAACGGTGGCGTACATGAAGCCGCCTTAGATTTCGAAAATTAGGGGTAGGCTATGTCAGTACCAGCTCAAACGCCATCAAAAGAATATATTGCGAATGGAACAACAACTGCTTTTCCATTAGAGTTTAATTGTGATAAAGCAGAATACTTAATCGTTACTCTTAATGGTGAAGACGCGCCTGTAGGTTCATGGACTTTGGCTAATGATACTGTCACCTTTAATGTAGCACCACTAAATGGTGTGGTCGTTAATCTTGAAAGAAATACACCATTTCAACGCACCACTAATTACCAACTATATGACAATTCATTTCGCCCTTCTGCTGTAAATAAAGACTTTGATTTAATCTGGTGGAAGCTTCAAGAACTTGGTTATCGTGATCAGGTTATTTGGCTCGCTTTAGTTAAAGAGATTGCTGACCGTATTGCAGGTGATGACAATCTACAAAACCAAATAAATACGATTGATGAGTGGCTGGATAATCTACAACAAAACGTTAATGAAAATACTAATGATATTGCTCAATTAGTTACTGATCTATCAAAAGAAATTGCTGACCGTATTCAAGGCGACCAAATTCTAAAAGATATGTTCCTCTCTATGATTGATGAGGCAATCAATGAAGGGACGATCAATGCTTTAGCAATTACTCATCTTGATTCACTGGAAGCCTTAGAGGGTGTTACTAATGTATGGGATGGCCGCACAATCTATGTAAAAGGCATTGGTAATTACGTCTACAATGCTTTGACAAGCTCATGGGAAGTTGGCGGTAATTCAACAGAGGCGACACTAGACCAGACGGGTGAAACCCAACAGCAATTAAATGATGCTTCAATACATACAGTTGGCTCTGTAGCTGAGATGTTGGCTTTAAATGAAAAATTTAGGCCGAGAACAATACGCATTAAAGCAACTGGAGCGATGTATATTTACGATGCATCACAAGCCAGCATTAATGATGGTTTTTATATTTTAAATGGTTGGGTGCTTGTTGGTTTTCATGACCGCCTTCTTGCTACCTTAGCAGGTTTAAAAGGAGATGGTTCAAACGAGTACACTAAATTAAAAGCTTTAATTGATGTTTCATCATCTCTTAATTTACCCATTGATTTATGTCGATTAAATATTAGTACGTCAAATCTCGTTGCCTCGGGTCACTTAAAATTTATTGGCACTGGTGGCATTAAGCTATTTGCAGGTTCCAACGGTACGCTGTTAACGTCTGACTATGACATTGTGATTGATGGTGATATTGAACTGGATCAAAATAAGGCGAGCAACAGCGGCGGAACGGTCGGATCAGAGACGCATTGTACGATCAAACATACTGGCGACAATCTGATTTTGAAGGGTGCCAAGATTAAGCCTTCCGCTTCAATCAACGTCGTCACACGCGCGAAGAAGAAAGTTCTTAGCCAGGACACTGATATTGATGGAGGGATGATTACCTTCTATGCGATCTCCCCAACCGCAAAAGTTGAGGTTCTTGGTGGTGAGTACAAGAACGCACATCTATATGACAACATTCAAATTTTAAACGGTGGCGATGTTGTAGTCGAGCGCGTAAGGTCTAAAGATTCAAAACGAAGTTGTATTGTTATTGGAAACTCCACAGGTAAAGCGCGCATCTTTGGCAACTACACATCTGGGGCTAAAACAGATGGGGCTAATCAAGGTGGCTGGGGTATTGTGGCTTCTGTGAACTCACAAGACTCTGTTATTGGCATGAATGTTTGTTTAAACAATCAGCGTGGGCCGATGACTGTTGACACCTACCCAGATTCAGGGCCAAGTGTCGATAATCGAATTTCTGTTTTTGGTAATATTCTCGGCGGCAAGTACAACGATGCCTACGCAACGACTGGTTTAGGTTTAAATAATGTAAAACATGGTAACGTGACTGGAAATATTATTTTCAGTGCCAATCAAGGTATCTTGGCTGTTGATAGCGATCATACGCTTGTGCATGGTAATACCATTATGGATACCGTGGATTTTGCATTTCAAGGATATTTATCTCCAAACATTACATTCAAAAGTAATACTGTTGACGGTTGTACCGCATCAGGTCAGGCTGTAATTAGATTTATTGACTCTACTGGTTTTAGATGTTCCGGTAATACTTATAGAAATTTAACGGGTGCGGCCAGTATCTTATACCGTGTCAGCGGAAACACGAAAGATTGGATCATCTCGGAAGACGACTGCCTTAAACTTACTGCCGGCTCCGGCTACGTTTTCCAAATTCTTGGTGCTGGTGTGACAGGCGGGAAGATTCGCAGAAATAACTATAAAGCCGATGGGGTGACAGGTTGGCAGTGGTATATTCTGTCCAATAACTTAGCGCAGTTCTCAACGCATGATAATGAAATTGAGTCAGCGGGAACCAGTTATATTTCATCAGGTGCGAATGTTACTGCCGGAGATGACACTGTAAATGGAAGTCGTAACGTGTGGTCCGCTGCACCAACCGCATTCAAATCCCGCACAGGTCAGGTTGCTGCAATTGCTGGTGTTTTGAAGCATTGGAATGGAACAACTTGGGCTTAGCTTAAAGTAATTAAGATATACAATCTCGTCCTTCTGGGGCGGGATTTGTGTTGAAAATTCATTACTATCACTTGATAATACGACAACTAAGCAAATTGATAAGTTTAACATGCTGATAAAAAGACCATTATTTTATGCAACCATTTATTCATTATTAGTTTTTATATTCAGTCTTTATATAGTTCCGCTGTATATAGATGGTGATCAGCTTCATTATAGGGATTTCTATAAATATTGTTTATATGAGAATCTTACGCCATTACAGCAGTTTTTTTGCTATGAAATAACACTAGGAACAAAAGAGCCAGGTTATTTTTATATATCTAAAATCGCATATCCTTATTTAGATAAAGACATGTATATCACACTAGCCAATACGGTTCTTACTTTTGTGATGACATTGGCAATCTTTAAATATTATAAAATAGTATGGCATCGGCATGTTTTTTTAATATTAATTTTAATGAATTATTATTTTATTGTGATGCTAACTTCTGCTGAAAGATTAAAATTTAGCTTCATTTTCTTGGCTCTTGCACTATTAATCAATAGTAATAAGAAAATCATTATGTTTGGTTTGGCGTTAATGACTCATGTTCAAACTATTCTTCTGATGGCACCTTATTACATTGGTCAATTTTTTGATAAAAGTGAGAGTAAATTTTTAAAAATATTGATGATCTTAGGTTTTATGGCTGTGTCTGGTGCAACATTCTTTGTTTTACAAGAACACATTGAGTCTAAATTCACAAGCTATTCAAATAGTGTTGATGAAGATGGTCTTGGTATAATAGGATCCATTAAAACATCTGTTTTTATTATTTTAGCTGTAGCAACAACAAGAAAATTACTGCCATTAATATGTGGCTTGCCATTGATTGTGATGGCCTTCTTTCTTGGATCTGATCGAATAGGGATGCTTGCGTTCATCTTATACGCTGGTGTAGTAATCTACTACAAGAGAAGAATGGATGTAGTACTGTTTATCGTTATGATTTATTTTGTTTATAAGAGTTCTGAATTTATATCTAATATATTGGAGTATGGCACCGGGTATCATTTTATTAATTAACCACCCAACAAACCACCGTAAGCCCTAGCTTTAAATAGCTTAGGGCTTTTTTATTGCCGAAATTAGGGGGAAGGCATGACTGAAAATGAATCATACGGGTTGAGATTTGAAAAGAAAATCGACTCCATTCAGAGTGATATTCGCATGTTGTCAGATCATGTTACTCGACTGACTTTCATTAATGAAGCGCACAAAGAGACTAGCGAACAGAACAAAAAGGACATCGATACATTAGATATCAAAGTCGCCAATTTAGAAAATCGTACAGCTTCGCAAGATGGCGGTCTTTCTGTATTGCGTGTACTGCTTGGCATCTTTGCAGGAATCGTATTTTCGCTGTGCGCTTGGGTTGGATCTTCAATTATTCAATTAAGCCAAGATCAATCTTTAATTAAAGAGAAGGTTTCACGGTTAGAGGAAGCAGGACGATGAATAGTGAAAACACAAGAGCTTATCTAGCTTTCGCATTAGTGGGACTGATGTTTGTTTTAGTGATTGCTTTATTTTTTGTGGATATGCCACGTGAAAATAGCAATCTGATTAATACGGCATTGGGTTTTATTGCTGGGGCTATGACAACAGCATGTGGGTTTTATTTTGGTAGCTCTGAGTTAGAGAAAAAGAAAGGTGAATCCAATGACAACTAAACCATTCTTCGATGCTGCCCGAGTAATTGCAGGCGGCAAGCTTACACAGGCGCAAGTAGACGATCTAAATAAAGTGGTCGAAAAACTTGCACCAGGTGGAAAGACTACAAGTGATGTTGGTGTAGATCTAATCTCAGGATTTGAAGGCACAAGATTCAAAGCTTATGACGATGGGGTGGGAGTCTGGACCATTGGTACTGGCACGACAATTTATCCTAATGGCGTGAAAGTCAAGAAGGGCGATACTTGCACACCTGAGCAAGCTAAAGCCTACTTCAAACACGACTTAGCCAAATTTGAAAAGACTGTAAATGAATCGGTTACTGTGCCTTTAACTCAAAACCAATTTGATGCTTTGGTATCGCTGACTTACAACATTGGCTCAGGTGCATTTAATAATTCAACCTTATTAAAAAAACTGAATAAAGGTGACTATAAAGGCGCTGCTGACCAATTCCTTGTCTGGAATAAGGCAGGCGGTAAAGTTATGAAAGGTCTAGTTCGTCGACGAGAAGCAGAACGAGCACTCTTTTTAAAGAAGTAACTTATATGTGCAAACGTACCAAAGTTGCATCGATCATCACATTGCTGTGCCTCCTTTTCTCAGGTTGCACAGCTCACACTATAAATAGTAATGTGAACGTCTCGATTTGTGTAAGGGCTTTGTGATGTCGCAAGTCATGATCATGGTTTCGGAAGCGGGCAGGATGGAGAATACTTGCAATCTACCCGCTGATTTAGATAAGAATGGGAATGTTCTTAAAATCTATGACTACTCATTAAAAGAGTTGCCAATAAATTTAGATGGCACTGTGACATACAACGGTAAAAGATGGACCTTTGATAAGAAGCAAAATTACCTCTAAACCTGTGGATAAATAGCGCATTACGCCAAATATACGCCAAAATATAGTTAAGTTATTGATTTTATAAAATAGATTGGTGCGCTCGGCGGGGATCGAACCCACGACCCCAGGCTTCGGAAACCTGTACTCTATCCAACTGAGCTACGAGCGCATGTGTGGGGCACATCATAGGAAAAAAACACTTGCAGGTAAAGCACGAAATACGTACCAAGTGAATTTAATGCTTAATTAAACAGCAGCTTGTTATGTTTTAGTTCTTTTGCTGAATGAGCTGAATTGAATAATTAATAGAGTGAAGCGTATGCGCCAGCTCATGAGGGGGAATCCTTGACTCTTGCAAACTGGTAATCCATTGCATTTGGCACATTTTTAGTTCTTGAAGATTTTTAATTTGTTCTATTTTTTGAATAAGTGGTTTGGCCATAAGCCCACAGTATTGGCTTAAGCTTTGTTTCATTAATAGTTGTATTTCTTCAAAAGTAAGTTGTTGAACAGGAATTGGTGGCTGAGTATTTTCAATATTTGAAGAATGGCATGATGGTTCTAGAGAAACTTTAATTTCTCCAGTCAAATCGGCACTTTCATTTTCATCTATGGTGCTTTTTTGTTGCGCTTTTACTTCTAAACTCGTGGTAGGTGGTACTGAGAGAGCTATCTGTTCAGTAAATTCTGAATCGTTTTCACTAATAGGGGCAATAAGCTTTAAGTCAATAAGTTGTTGAATGAGTTCTGGTGGAGCAATGCGTTTTTTAAACTCGGTATTGAGACTTTGAAAATCTTCATGATCAATTAATAGAAGTAAACGTCTTTGTTTGGCATTTAAAGCAATATTACGTTGTTGAAGCGCGACTCTTCCCAAATTGGTTCGATAAAAACCAGCCAT